TACAGGATTAACATATAATCCAAGTTCAGGTAACTTAGGTATAGGCGGTTCTTTAACTGCTGCTACTTTAGATATATCTGGAGACGTAGATGTAGACGGAACATTAGAAACAGACGCCCTTACAATAGGCGGTGCAACATTAGAGGCAACAGTAGAAGCATTTTTTAGTGCTAGTGATGCCGGTGGCGACGGTTCATTTAGTTATAGTTCAGGAGTATTTACATATACAGGTCCAAGTGCAGCAGAAGTTAGAGCACATATAACAGCAGGAACAGGTGTATCTATAAGTTCTGGAGCAGTGGCTATTGGACAAGCAGTAGCAACATCAAGTGATGTTACATTTGCAGATGTAGCAGCAACAGGTAATGTAACTATTACAGGTAACCTAGATGTAAACGGAACAACTACAACATTAGATACTACAAACTCTACAATAGCAGATAGACTAATAGAGTTAGGAACAGGAACAACAGGAACACCAGCAAATGACATGGGTCTTGTCCTTGAAAGAGGATCTTCAGATAACGCATTTATTGGTTGGGACGAAAGTGCAGATAAATTCCTAGTAGGAACAGGCTCATTTACAGGAGCAAGCACTGGCGATCTTACAGTTACAACAGGAACACTTGTAGCAAACATAGAAGGTAATGTTACAGGTAACTTAACAGGAACAGCAGACTTAGCAACAAGCGTAACAGCAACAGCAAATAACAGTACAGACGAAACAGCTTATATAACATTCGTAGATGGTGCTACAGGAACACAAGGTATTGAAACAGATACAGGGTTTACATATAATCCAGCTTCCGGAGCATTAAGTGTAGAGAACGCAGACGCTGGTTCATCAGCAGGTCCTGAATTTACATTTGTTAGAAACAGCTCTTCACCAGCAGACGCAGATTACTTAGGTCAACTTAAATTTAGTGGCGAAGATGATGGCGGTGGATCGGTTGTTTACTCTAAAATAACAGGTAAAGCAGGTGATGTAACAGACGGAACAGAAGATGGTATCATAGAGTTTGCAGCACAAAAAGCAGGTACATCAACTCTACTAGCTAGACTTAAATCAGACAAGTTAGAGTTGGTAAACAGCACAGCATTAGATGTAGATGGAGCAGTTACAGCAGCTTCATTAGATATTTCAGGAAGTGCAGACATTGATGGAACAATGGAAGCAGATGCTTATACAGTAGACGGAACAGCACTTAGTGAATATATTGCTGATACTGTAGGAGCTATGTTTAGCTCTAATACTGAAACAGGTATTACAGCAACATACGAAGACGCAGACAATACAATAGACTTAGTAGTAGCAGACGTAGCATTAGGTTCTGGAACATCTGGAAACTATGTTGCTAATGTAACAGCAGGAACAGGTTTAGCAGTTTCTGGTTCAGCCGGAGAAGGTTGGGCACCAGCAGTTGCACTTTCACACTTAGGACTTGAATCATTAACAGACCCTGATGCAGATAAGTTTATGATATGGGATGACTCAGCAGGAGCAACAGCATTTGCAACATTAGGAGATGGTTTAAGTTCAGACGGAACTACAATCAATGGTATCGCAGTATATAATTCTAGTGGTACTAAACTTAACTAGGAGCAACAATGGCATTAGCTAGTAGAACAGATTTAACAGATTATTGTATGAGGAGACTCGGTGCTCCTGTTATTGATATTAATGTTGATGAGCAACAAGTATCAGATAGAATAGACGATGCCTTACAATACTGGAATGAATATCATTTCGATGGCTCAGAAAGAACTTATGTTAAACATCAGATAGTAGGTTCTACATTAAAACTTACAACTAATATAGCAGAAAACTTTGAAAGGAACGAAACAGTTACAGGCTCCACATCAGGAGCAACTGCTGTCGTAGATTCTGTTTCCGGACAGTATATTACAGTAGAACAAATTAAATCAGGAACATTCGTAGCGTCAGAAACTATTACAGGTTCAATTACAGGAACAACAGGAACATTACATACAACAGATCATTATACAGAAGGCGATATTGAGAAAGGTTATATACCTGTTAGTAATAATATATTAGGTATAACCAGAGTATTTAACTTTGGTGGAGCAGCAACAAACAATACAAGAGACGGTCAACTATTTGATTTAATGTATCAATTTAGAATGAATGACTTGTATAATTTGATGGGTGCAGACATGGTATATTATACTGTAGTACAATCCCATTTAACAACATTAGAAAAACTCCTTGCTGGAGAAAGACAGATAAGATGGAATAGGAAAACAGACAAATTATATATTGATACTGATTGGGATAAAACTTATAATGTAGGAGACTACATTGTTGCAGAAGCACATGCTATTTTAGATCCAGCAACATATACAGAAGTTTATGACGATATGTTCCTTAAAAAGTATGCCACTGCCCTAATTAAAAAACAATGGGGAGCTAACTTGAGTAAGTTCTCAGGTATTCAAATGCCAGGCGGGGTTACATTAAATGGCGATAATATATTCCAAGAAGCACAGCAGGAGATAGCAAATATAGAAGAAGAGATGCAGAAAAAATATGAACTGCCTCCAACATTTATGATAGGATAGTGAGATGCCAACGAATTTTTACTTCCAAAAAGGTGACGGTCAAGGCACAACAAACGAACAAAGGTTAGTTGAAGACCTTATAATCGAAAGTTTAAAAATATATGGCCATGATTGTTATTACCTTCCAAGAACTTTAGTAAATAAAGATATAATCTTTGATGAGGATCAATTGAGTAAATTTACTCAAGCGTATCCAATAGAGATGTATTTAGATAATATACAAGGATATGAGGGTGAAGGAGATCTATTTACTAGATTTGGATTAGAAGTTAGAGATAGAGCAACTTTTGTTCTTGCTAAAAGACGTTGGGAAGATATGGTATCCACAAGTGGTGGAACATTTACTCAACAATTAAGACCTTCAGAAGGCGATTTAATTTATTTAGCAAAAACAAAATCATTATTCCAGATAAGATATGTAGAATTCCAAAATCCTTTCTATCAGTTAAACCAAATTTATGTGTTTAGATTAGAAGCAGATTTATTCGAATACAGTTCAGAGGATATGGATACTGGCATTACAGAAATAGATGCTTTAGAAACATCATACTCTCAAGACATGTTAGAGTTCCAATTACTACAAGAAGACGGAACATTAATATTAAAAGAAGATAGTGGTTCAGTTATTAGTGAATCATATTCAACTAACAAGATGGAACCTGTTGACAATTATGATTTTGATAGTTTGGCATCTATTGAAGGTATATTAGACTTTAGTGAGAAGAACCCATTTGGAGAGATAAGTGTTTAAAGACGCAACATTTTACCACAATCATATAAGAAAGGCAGTTATTGCCTTCGGGACTATATTCAATGATATTAATATTGAAAGGAAAAATAGTGCTGGTGCAGTAGCACAAGCTCTTAAAGTGCCATTATCTTATTCTACTAAACAAAAATTCATGACAAGAATTGCTAGAGTTACAGGTACTGATACCAGAGGCGAAGTAGCAATTTCCCTACCTAGAATGGGATTTGAGATTGATGGTTTACAATATGATCCAGGAAGAAAAACCACTGCTATACAAAAGAACAAAGCGATAGGTAGTGGTGATGATACTAATACAGTAAGAATGTCATTTAGTTCAGTGCCATATAACATGAATATGGCCTTATATATATTTGCGAAGAATCAAGACGATGGTTTACAGGTTATAGAACAAATTTTACCGTTCTTTAATCCTGACTTTAATGTTACAGTTAATGATTTACCAGAGTTAGGTATTAAAAGAGATATTAAAATAACATTAGATAATGTGGTTTATGAGGATTCATATGAGGGAGAGTTTACAAACAGACTTAGTGTTGTTTGGACTCTTAATTTTACAATGAGATTAAATTTTTATGGCAAAGTGTCGAATGTTGATGTTATTAAGAAATCGATTGCACAAGTATATAACGATCCGAACTTAAATTTAAGTACAACAGACAAAACAAACAGAGTTAGAGTATCTACTTCTGTTGATCCTGTTACGGCAACTGTATTAGACACATATTCATTCTTGGAGGAATTTGATGAAGGATGGGAAGACTAAAAAGAATCCTTTTGAGGACTTAGATAAAAAGTTCAATACAAAGGAAGTTACAAAGGCATTAGAAACTAATTTGCGTAAGACAAAAGACGAGAAGAATTTACCTGCCGTTGAAATATCTAGAGATGATCAAGATTCTTTAGATAAAAAGAATGAGCAAGAAGATTTAGAATACGCTAGATCAATATTAAAACAGGCAGAGTCATATAATGATGAGGCAATACAAGGCATATTGCACATAGCAAGAAATTCTGACCAACCACGTGCTTATGAAGTGGCTGGTGGATTAATAAAGAACTTGCAGGACACAGCAAAAGATATGTTAGAGGTACATGAAAAACATAAAAGAATTACTGCCGAAGATCCTAAAGCAAGAAAAATACAAACACAAAACAATCTATTTGTTGGCAGTACAAAAGATTTGTTAAAGGCAATAAAGAATGATGAGGAGACTATTATAGATGTTGAAACGAATCAAGAAAACACGATTCCACAAAATCATGAAATCAGGCAGACACCAGAAACTATTACAGGTTCTGGGAGCAAAGAGAGTAAAGAAAAAGAAGAATGACACAAGCGGAAGGAAACAGTTACCACGGGAATCCGAATCTTAAACCACTAGCATATCAACATGATTTTTCTGAAGAAGAAATCAAAGAGTATGTTAAGTGTAAGGAGAACCCTGTATATTTTATAGAAACCTATGTAAAGATAATTACATTGGATAAAGGCCTGCAACCATTTAAACTATATGATTGCCAGAAGAAGAAAGTAGATGTTATAATGAATAACAGACGTGTTGTTCTTATGGAAGGACGACAACAAGGCAAAACAGTAACATCAGCAGCATGTATTCTTCATTATACAATTTTCCAAGAAGATAAAACAGTAGCTATTATGGCTAACAAATCAGCAGCTGCAAGAGAAGTATTAAACAGATATCAAATAATGTATGAGAATTTACCTTTGTGGATGCAACAAGGTGTTAAGACATGGAACAAGGGTGACGTAGAACTAGAAAACAATAGTAAAGTATTAACAGCAGCAACAACAGCAGCAGCGATTCGTGGTAAATCAGTTAACTGGTTATATATTGATGAGGCAGCAATCATACCCAACAACATAGCAGACGAGTTCTTTACTTCTGTTTATCCTACTATTTCTGCTGGTGAGACAACAAAAATTCTACTTACATCTACACCATTAGGTTACAATCACTTCTGGAAATTCTGGAATGAATCTGTAGAAGGAGTAAACGGTTTTGAAAATATGTTTATTCCTTACTATGAGATACCAGGAAGAGATGAGAAGTGGTTATCAGAACAGAAACAGTTACTTGGTGATGTTAAATTTAACCAAGAGGTAATGTGTGAGTTCTTAGGTTCAACTAATACATTAATTAACGCACAAACAATTCAAAGACTATCTACAAAGACACCAATATACAGTAAAAATGGTTTAGATATATATGAAGAACCACAAGACAACCACTTTTACGCAATGACTGTAGACACATCTAGAGGTATAGGTGGTGATTTCTCAGCATTCGTAGTAGCAGATATAACAGAAATGCCATATAAAGTAGTGGCAAAGTATAGAGATAATAACATAGCACCTATGTTATACCCTGATATAATAGGCAAAGTGGGTAAAGATTATAATGATGCTTTTGTATTAATAGAAGTAAACGATATAGGGCAACAAGTAGTAGAAATACTACATCAAGAAATAGAGTATGAGAATATATTAAGTGCTGTACAAGAACAAAATAGACAGTTTATATCACCTGGCTTTGGTAAAAAAACAAAAATGGGTGTTACAACATCTAAGGCAGTAAAAAGACAAGGGTGTTTTGCCTTTAAGTCTTTAATGGAAGAACAAAAATTATTAGTATTTGATGAACACGTCATACATGAAATTTCTACTTTTACTGAAAAAGGTAATACTTATCAGGCGGACGAGGGGTATCATGATGACTTAGTTATGTGTATGGTATTGTTTGGTTGGTTATCAACTCAAACATTTTTTAAAGATATGACTGACATAAACACAAGAGAAGGTTTATACAAACAACAGATGGGAGATATTGAAAGTAACTTAACACCATTTATACGAAACGATGGACATGAACCAGAGTTTGAAGTATTAGGTAATGATGTTTGGTTATTAGAAGATGAGTATCACCCAAGTAATTTACAAAAGAAACTTAAGGATCTAGTAAATTCTTAGTATATACAGTAGTATATACAAAAATGATGGTGTAATTACCTATATGTATAAATAGTTGCGATGATAAAATTTAAACTGTGTCATTCATAAAATAAATTAAACAAGGAGAAACTCATGGCATTTCAGCTATCACCAGGTGTAAACACAACCGAAAAGGACCTAACAAGTGTTGTACCTGCAGTCGCTACTTCAGTAGGAGCGCTTGTAGGAGACTTCCAGTGGGGACCGGTTGAGGAAATCACCCTAGTAAGTTCAGAGAACAATCTCGTTGAAAACTTTTTTGAGCCCAACAACGCTACTGCAACGGACTTTTTCACAGCAGCTAGCTTTTTGGCGTATGCAAACAGTCTGAAATTAGTTAGGGTCGTAGATGATACTACTGCAAAGAACGCTGTATCAAGCGGAACAGCAGTAATAATTAAAAACGACGCACACTATGATAATAATTATGGCAGCGGAGAAGGTTCCGTAGGTATGTGGTCAGCAAAATATCCAGGAACTTTAGGTAATTCACTTAAGGTTTCATTTGCAGACTCAACAGACTACGATACAGATTCCGTAGCAAGCACAACAGTAACAGCAGGTGGTTCTAGTTATAGTTCAACACCTACTGTAGCATTTAGCGCAGCACCATCAGGTGGTGTTACAGCAACAGGTACTGCAACAGTAGCATCTAATGCAGTAACAGCAATTACAATAACTAATAGTGGTTCTGGTTATACATCAGCACCGACTATTACTATTAGTGGTGGAGGCGGTTCTGGAGCTACAGCAACAGCAACGCTAACAGCAGCTGGTTGGGCTTTTGCAGACAATTTTGACTCAGCACCTAAAACTTCATTAAATGTTGGAGTAGCAGGCGGAAGTTTAGACGAATTACATATTATAGTAGTAGACGAAGACGGTTTATTCACAGGCGTAGCAAATACAGTATTAGAAAGATTCGGAAATGTTTCTAAGGCTTCAGACGCTAAAGGAATAGACGGTGGTTCAATATTCTACAAAGACGTTATTAATAACCAATCCAAGTACATCAGATGGATGGATCATCCAGCTGGCGACTCCTCATGGGGTACTACAGGGGTTGGAACAACATTTACATCAGCACACACTACAGCAGAAGCAACTGTTTCACTAACAGGTGGAATAACAGACGCTCCTGATAGTGCAGATTATCAAACAGGCTGGGCTCTTTTCCAAGACTCAGAAACTGTTGACGTTAATTTGCTAATGACAAGTGGTCTAAGCACAACAGATGTTAAGTGGGTACAGGACAATGTGGCATATGGTCGTAAAGACTGTGTTTCATTTAGTTCTCCACAGAAAGCTTCTGTAGTTAACAATGCGGCGGGAGAAGTAACAAGTGTTACGGCTGACAAAGCAGCGGCTAGAGCATCAAGTTATTGTGTACTAGATGGAAACTGGAAATATATGTATGATCGTTATAACGACATATATAGATGGGTACCATGTAATGGCGACGTGGCAGGACTATGTGCAGAGACAGATAGAACTAACGACGCTTGGTGGTCACCAGCAGGTTTCAACAGAGGGTTACTAAGAAACGCTGTTAAATTAGCGTGGGACCCCACAAAAGCTCAAAGAGATGAATTATATAAAATTGGTGTAAACCCAATTATTAATTCACCAGGAAACGGTGTCGTACTGTTTGGAGATAGAACTCTACTTGGACAACCTAGTGCGTTTGATAGAATCAACGTTCGAAGATTGTTTATTGTATTAGAGAAAGCTATTTCTACAGCAGCCAAATATCAACTGTTCGAATTCAACGATGCTTTTACAAGGGCTCAGTTTGTTTCAATGGTAACACCATTTTTAAGAACAGTTCAAGGACGTAGAGGTATATACGACTTTAAGGTTGTATGTAATGACAGCAACAACACAGGTCAAGTAATTGATGCAAACGAATTTGTTGCAGACATATTCATTAAACCAGCTAGAGCTATTAACTTTATCCAATTGAACTTTATTGCAACAAGAACTGGCGTATCTTTTGATGAGATCGGTGGTTAACTTATAAATAAAAGGAAATAGGAGAACACTATGCCAAGCATAACAGATTTTAAAGGCGCTTTAGCCGATGGTGGCGCGAGGCCCAATCAGTTTAAGGTTCAACTAACTTACCCTTCCGGTGTAGCCGGTGGTGCAAACCAAGGTAAGTCAGAGTTCCTAGTAACTGGTGCAGCTTTACCAGCGTCAACCGTTAATCCAGCAATAATTCAATATAGAGGTAGGGAAGTTAAATTCGCAGGTGAAAGGATTTTTGATCCTTGGACCATTACAGTCGTTAACGATTCAGACTTTAGCATCCACAAGGCTATTGAAAATTGGATGGAATTGATGAACCAAAAAGAGGATAACAGTGGTGAAGTCCAATGGGCAAACTATACTGTACCTTTAACAGTTGATCACCTAGATAGAAACGACAATGTTATTAGATCGTACACTTTGGAAGATGCATTTCCGATTAACTTATCAGAAATTGCATTACAATTTGCACAAAACGATATCATTGAAGAGTTTACTGTTACATTCCAGTATCAGCATTATCTAGACATATAAGCCTAGCGTTGGAGGCAGTTCTAATGATAGGGCTAGAAACGTAGAGAGACATTATGGATATATTTGGGTTTGAAATAAAACGGAAGGATAAGCCACAGAGCGAGAAATCGTTTGTGGCTCCAACCGAAGACGGTGCAATAGAGTCGATTCGTGCTGGTGGTTATTATGGTACCTACATGGATTTGGAAGGTATCGCACAAACCGAAGCAGAGTTGATCAAAAGGTATCGAGACATTGCCATGATGGCAGATGTAGATACAGCAATAGAAGATATTATAAATGAATCTGTTGCACAATTGGAGAACGAATCTCCCGTCGAACTTAACTTAGACGATGTACAGTTATCGTCAGCAGTTAGAAAATCAATCCTAAAAGAATTTGAAGAAATAAAGAACCTCCTGGACTTTAAGGAAAGAGCCCAGGACTACTTTAGAAAGTGGTATATAGATGGTAGGATCTTTTTCCATAAGGTTATAGATCTTGAGAACCCTAAACAAGGGATTAAAGACATTAGGTTTATTGATCCTAGGAAAATTAGAAAGGTTCGTGAAGTTAAGAAGGAAAAGAATCCTTCAGGCATACAGTTTATTAAAGAGGTAACAGAGTTTTTCATATATAATGAAAAGGGAGTAACTCAAAAACCTGGACAGTATGTAGCCCCTGAGAACCAACAGGGATTAAAGATTACTAAGGATGCAATAGCATACTCAAGTAGCGGTTTGATAGATCATGATAAAAATATACCTTTATCATATCTACATAAGGCAATTAGGCCAGCAAACCAACTCCGTATGATGGAGAACGCAGTAGTCATTTATAGGATTACAAGAGCTCCAGAAAGAAGAATTTTTTATGTTGATGTTGGTAACTTGCCAAAGTTAAAGGCAGAACAATATCTAAAAGACATAATGGATAGGTATCGTAATAAGTTAGTTTACGATGCTAACACAGGTGAAATTCGAGATGATAAGAAGTTCATGTCTATGTTGGAAGACTTCTGGTTACCCAGAAGGGATGGCGGAACAGGAACACAAATTGATACATTGCCAGCAGGTCAAAACTTGGGGCAAATAGAAGACGTAGAATATTTTCAACGTAAATTGTATCAAGCATTAAACATTCCTGTATCACGTCTAGAACAACAGGCTGGATTAAATTTTGGTAGAGCAGCTGAGATAAATAGAGATGAGATGAAGTTTACAAAGTTCATCATCAAACTAAGAAGGAAGTTCGCAGTATTATTAAGTGACCTTTTAAGAACGCAGCTTTTACTAAAAGGTGTTATAACAGAACAAGATTGGGACGCAATAAAAGACGATCTTGAATATGAATTTGCTACTGATGCTTACTATACAGAATCTAAAGAACAAGAGATTTTACGAAGTAGGGTAGAAGTATTAAACGGATTAGCAGCATATATAGGAACATTTTTTAGTAAGCGCTACATTCAGAAGAATGTTTTAATGCTTACCGATGAAGAGATTGATACTATTGAGACTGAATTATTATCGGAACCACAGTATCAAAGACAATATCAATGGAGTCCTCTAAGTGCAGTTCAACAGGACGCACCACAAGGACCAGAAGGAATGCCAGGAGAAGGAGTACCGGAACCTGGCCCAGATAATGGAGCATAAATAGTATGACAGAAGAACAAAAAACTGAAGTGGAAATTAAAGATATGTTAGATAACATGATAGCACAAAATGGCGATGATGTTAAAAATAACTTTAATGACTTAATGAGCCAAAGAGTTAATGATTCGTTGGATCAAGCTAGAGTGGAAAAGGCACAGGATATATTTAGACAAAGTTTAAATCCTGATGGTGCAAGCCCCGAAGAGTTTGATAAGATGGGGTTAACCCCTACAGAGGAACCGGTAGGAGAGATACCAGAACCGGTTGATGTTAATTTAGAAACAGGGTTGCCTGTAGATAAAGAAAAGGAAACAAATGAAAACGTATAACGATTTTAGAACAGGTGTAATTACCGAAGCATCTGTTGACGGTGTTGCCAAAGGTTCATTAGAAGGCGATAAACACATGTGCGCTAGCAAGATCTTTAAAGAAGGTTGGGGAGAGGGTTTAACTCTTTTAGGCGAACATGCAGCTCCAGATGAATTTGGACGCGTTTCATGGTATAAAGTAATGTTTGAACACGGTATAGAAACAGTTGATGTGAATGATCCTGAAGTAGAAGTTCTTGAAGAGAACGCTCATATGAATCATAAAAGCAAACAAAAATATAACTTACCAAAATAAAGGAAAATTAAATGGCAGTCACAGTAAATAACTTAAAACTAACCCAAGTCCAGGGTGTGGTTAGTGTTAGGGGGACTGCAGCGACAGGAACAATTACTCTAGCTACAACGCTAAAGAAGTCAACCGAAACGCAAAGCTCCCCAGCAGTAAACATAAAAGGACTACATTGGACATTATCCAGCGGTGCTAGTGCTAAAATTCAAAGGAACTCCGTCGTATTATACGAACTTATGGAGTCAGGTTCACTAGACATGTACGGGTTTGCCGACAATTCAGAAAACACATCTAATATAGAAGTAGTTATCGCAGGGGGAGCCGGCGGAACTGTTTTAGTAGATTGTGCTAAAGTTTCTGGATACGGTTCACAACAACACCAAGGCGCAGATGGCGACTTAGGTTAAGGAGAGGACAATGAAACTAATTAAAGAATTTAATGAGGAAATAAATTACCTCACAGAAGAGACAAAAGATAAAAGTAAACCTAATGTGTTTATTGAAGGTGTCTTTTTACAATCAGATTTAAAAAACAAGAACGGTAGAGTCTACCCTAGAGAAATAATGCAGCGAGAAGTGCAGCGTTATGTCAACGAGAACGTTAAAACTAAAAGAGCTTATGGTGAATTAGGACATCCTGAAGGACCAACAGTTAATTTAGATAGAGTTTCTCATATGATAGTATCTCTTAAGGAAGACGGTAATAACTGGATTGGTAAAGCCAAAATAATGGATACACCAATGGGCCGTATTGTTAAAGAACTCATCAGCGAAGGTGCTCAGCTAGGCGTAAGCTCTAGAGGACTGGGCTCACTCAAAGAGAGAAACGGCATAAATGAAGTACAAGGTGATTTTATGCTAGCCACTGCAGCAGATATTGTTGCAGATCCAAGTGCTCCTGATGCTTTTGTACAAGGCATCATGGAAAACAAGGAGTGGGTTTTTGTTAACGGGAGATGGACTGAACAAGACGTTGAAATAGCACAGGATACTATTAGACAGGCGTCTGGATCAGAGCTAGAAGAGCAGAAATTAGCTGTTTTTAGCAATTTTCTAGACAAATTATCCAAATTCTAAACCAAAAACTATATAAATATAAATAGTTTATTAGATTATATAATAATATTTAATCCGACTTAAAAAAAGGAGTAAGACATGGGAGTAGAATCCAAAATCAGAGAACTTCTAGAAGGCAAGTTAAACGACGAGTCTGTAGAAGTGCTAGATGAGCAAATCGCAGGAGACCAGCAACCACCTAAACAAGGTAGTTCATCCACTGCTAATTTGCCTACGTCTTCATCGGACGCACACCGTCCGTTAGACAAAAAAGTTGGCGATGCTACCCCTCCATTACAAGGTTCATCTAATCCCAATCCTGAACAGCAAGACCTAAGCGGGTCTAGCAACCCAGAAGGTGGATTAACAAGCCCTGTTGGAAAAGCAGCATCAAACAATGCTTCTAAAGCACCTGGCCTAGAAGGCGCAGGGGCTGGTAAAGCTCCTAATTTCTCAGATGCGGAAGACCCTAAAAGTGTTGTAGGTCAATCTAGCTCACAAGGTAACAGAGGTCCAATTGGTGAAGACGATGTAGTCGAAGCCGAAGAAGACCAAGAAGTTCTTGATTCAGAAGTTGAAGAAACTGAAGAACAAGAAGTAGTTGCTGAAGAAGAGGTAGAAGAAACCGACGACGTTGAAGGTGACGACGACGAAGAGGAAGAAGGTGGCGATGAAGAAGAAGCTTCTGAAGAAGAGGAAGTAGTTGCAGAAGAAACTGAAGAAGATTCAGAGGAAACTGAAGCAGAAACTCTCTTTGAAGAAGACATTGCTAACTTATTTGCCGACGAAGAGCATCTAAGCGAAGAATTCAAAACTAAAGCAGCCGGTTTATTCGAGGCAATAGTAGTTTCAAGAGTTAATTCAGAGATAGAAAATATCGAGAATGAACTTGTTGAATCAGCTAATGTTGAGTTTGAAAAGGCGAAGGAACAACTCATAGAAAACATAGACAAGTATCTGTCCTACGTGACTGAACAGTGGATGAAAGAAAATGAGCTTGCTGTTGAGAACGGCATTAGAAATGAAATCACTGAGAGCTTTATTAAAGATCTTAGAGAAACTTTTTCTAATCATTACATCGATGTTCCTGAAGAAAAATTCGATGTGTTAAAATCTCAGCAAGATGAAATAACTGAGTTAAAGTCCAAGTTAAACGAGGAAGTTAACAAGGCTGTTTCAATCAGCGAAGAAAAAGAACAATTGCAGAAGGAAAAAGTTTTCCAAACCGTGGTTGGCGATCTAGCTGAAACTGAAGTGGAAAAGTTTGCATCACTAATTGAAGGCGTATCTTACGACTCCAAAGAGATGTACACTCAGAAACTGAACGTTATTAAAGAAAATTACTTTCCAAAGGCAATAGCTGATGGTAGTGATAAGCTAGAAGATAGCGTTGATCAGGGTGCCGTAGCAGACAATACTGTAATGGGAAAATACGTCGAAGGTATTTCTCAAGCAGCTAAGTTTTCTAAGGTATAAATTAATTTTTTTATAAATAATTAGGTTATAAAACATAACAAACGTTAAAACAAGGAGAAACTGATGTATCTTTCAGAAGAACTACAGAAAAAGTGGAACCCAGTACTTGAGCATCCTGATCTCGCTGAGATCAAAGATCCATACAAGCGTGCGGTAACCACTGTTATCCTCGAAAACCAAGAGAAAGCCCTCCGTGAGGAAAAGGAAGCTCTTTTCGAGGCTACACATGCGAACCAAACAGGCTCTGGCGTTGACAATTACGATCCGATATTAATATCGTTAGTAAGACGTGCATTGCCTAACCTTATGGCGTATGATGTTTGTGGCGTACAACCTATGTCTGGACCAACTGGTCTTATCTTCGCAATGAAGTCACACTATACCAATCAAACTGGTACAGAAGCTTTATTCAACGAAGCAGACACAGATTTCGCAGGTGCAGGTACACATGCTGGAGCTAATCCAGTTGATGGTACTTACACTACAGGAACTGGTGTATCTACAAGCACTGCAGAAGGCTTCGGAGACTCAACTACTCTAAACCAAATGGCTTTCTCAATAGAGAAAACTACTGTAACAGCCAAATCAAGAGCACTTAAAGCAGAATATACTGTTGAACTTGCACAAGATTTGAAAGCTGTTCATGGTTTGGATGCTGAATCCGAGCTAAGTAATATCCTTTCACAGGAAATACTTGCAGAAATTAACCGTGAGGTTATTAGAACTATCTACAAAGTAGCAAAAACAGGCGCTGCCTCAACTGCTACTGCTGGAACTTTCGACTTAGATGTTGACAGTAACGGTAGGTGGTCAGTAGAAAGATTTAAAGGTCTTTTATTCAATATCGAACGCGACGCAAACGTAATTGCACAAGACACTAGGCGTGGTAAAGGTAACTTCATCATCTGTTCATCAGATGTTGCTAGTGCTTTATCAATGGCTGGCGTTTTAGATTACGCTCCAGCTTTATCAACTAATTTAAATGTTGATGACACAGGTAATACATTTGCTGGTGTGTTAAACGGTAGATATAAAGTATATATTGACCCTTATTCAGCAAACACAGGAGCTGCTAGCCAGTTCTATGTTTGTGGTTATAAAGGCACAAGCCCTTATGACGCAGGTCTTTTCTACTGTCCGTATGTCCCACTACAAATGGTTAGGGCTATTGACCCTAGCACATTCCAACCTAAGATTGGTTTCAAAACTAGGTATGGCATGATTGCTAACCCATTCGTATTAAAGGCTGACGGAAGTACAGATGCAGACACATTTACTGCAGACCGTAACCACTACTACAGATCAGTTAAAGTTACAAACTTAATGTAATCTTTTACATTTGGTCAAACGGAAGAAGGGAGCTTATGCTCCCTTTTTTTTATCTGAACGATTATTTCTGTGTAACGAATTCGTTTAGTTTGGTAGCAACTTCAATAACTTCTTCAGCAGTTATATGTTTTACTATTGGGAATTCAGGATAAGGAATATCCTTTTGATCTTGTGCTCTATGAACAGCATTGTGATATGCGTCGATTCTAAGATTACGATTTTGCTCTATTATGCCTTGAGCTTGGCTTAGTAAGTTGGCTCTTATTTCAAAGCCTGATTTATTTTCTGACATTTTATTCTCCTGTGTGTGTGTCGTGTCCGTTGTGGACATTATTATTTATACAAAAGGTATTTAACCTTCTTTACTTCTGGTTAGATAGAAAGTATTATAAATACACTATAAGACCAGGAGTATATATGGCATACAGCAAACAAGTAGTAGAAAGATTTAATGATGTTTTAAATAACCCAAAAGATCATGGCGTAGGACGCTTTGATCCTAACGATCCAAATGTAGCAACCGGAATGACGGGAGCACCAGCATGTGGAGATGTTATGAAATTAGATTTAAAAGTAAATCCTGATACTGATGTTATAGAAGATGTTAAATTTAAAACTTACGGATGTGGTTCAGCTATAGCTAGTTCAACATTGTTCGTGGAAATGTTAAAGGGAATTACAATGGCACAAGCTTTAGAAATTAAAGACAAAGACATTGCAGCAGCTTTAGAATTACCACCTATTAAGTTACATTGTTCTGTATTAGCAGAAGACAGTATTAAAAGAGCCCTAAAAGATTGGGACGAAAAGAAATCACATAGAAACCATAACAAAGGACCTGAATGAATATAGATTGGACAGACGAAGCTCTTACACAAGCAATTAAGCGTGTTGAGTCTAGAGGCTCTGCAGGAATCCGTATTGCATTATTGGGTGGTGGCTGTTCCGGTTTTAAGTATGATTTCAATTATGCTGATGGTCCAAAGTCAGAACAAGATATAGAGTTAGACTTTGGCAAATTTAAAATGTGGGTTTGCCCTATGTCAGAGATGTACCTAGATGGTATTGTAATTGGCTGGGAAGTAGAAGGGTTAAATGAACAATTTACATTTTGGAATCCAATGCAACAGAACTCATGTGGTTGTGGAGAGTCAGTAGGTTTTTAAAAAAAGGAGTATATTATGGCAAAAACGTGGACAGGAAGAATAGAACATAGTGGTGTAAAAAAAGGAACATCACAAGGTGTAGGTGGTAGAGGTAGAAAAGTAAAAATTAATACATCTACAATGAACAAACACAGAAAAAGATCTTATAAAAAATATAAGGGACAAGGGAGATAGATGGCATTTACAGAAGACATTACAGTATCAGCTAACACATGGAGCAATGCAAATCCTAATGAGTTAGATTACTTGAGACCTAATGGTTTTAAGTTTCAGGTACATAATATACCTAACACGTCTTATATGTGTCAGGCAGCTAACATACCTGAAATATCAGTAGGTAATCCAACACAATTCACACCACTTGTTGATATACCAATTCCAGGAGACAAATTGGAATTTGGTGGATTACAAATAATGTTTATTATACAAGAAGACATGATGAATTATAAAGAATTATATGATTGGCTAATTGGAAT